CTTTTGACGGAAAACAAAGCCAAATGGGATGTCGCCTCGGTGGCGTATCAGCGGTGCTATGTGGATCCGGACTACCGCTATGGTGCCGATAAAAAAGCGGCGATGAGAAACAATAAGAAGCTGCTCCAAGCGGTGAAAACAGCAAAGGCAGACTATGAACGTGTTCAAAAGCTTCTGACTTTCTTTGAAGAAAACAGAGCCAAATATCTAAATGACATCATGTAACAAAGGAGAATGAATTATGTATCAAAATGACGCAAAGCGAGTGTTAACCCCTGAGTGCCGCCTATCCTACGCAAACCTGATTACGCCGAAGGCACCGGCGAACAATCCGAGCGCCGATCCGAAGTACAGCGTGACACTGCTGATCCCCAAGTCCACCGGCATCAAGGCCGAACTGGATGCCGCCATGGAAGCCGCCGCACAGGCCGCCGTCAATACCAAGTGGAACGGGGTGAGACCTCCCCATCTGGATTCTGTTGTGCATGACGGGGATGGGGTGCGTCCCTCTGGTGAGCCCTTTGGCCCTGAGTGCAAGGGCTGCTGGGTGCTGACGGCCTCTAGCCGGAACAAGCCTTACGTATGCGGCATGGACAACGTGCGGTGCGAACTTGCCCCCACGGACATTTACAGCGGTATGTACGCACGTGTCAGCATTAACTTCTACGGCTACTTCGCCGCAGGCCGTCGTGGTGTTGGCTGCGGCTTGCGTGGTGTAATGAAAACCCGTGACGGCGAGCCTTTGGGTGGTTCCGTGGTGACGGCCTCTGAGTTTGCCGGAATGGAAGCGGCAGCCGCACCGGCCCAGAGCGGCTACACCGGCCAGATCAATCCGCTGACTGGTCAGCCCATGTAAGGTCTATCGAGCGGGCGGTTGCTCAGCGGCCGCCCGTATGATGAAAACAAGGAGGCGAAATGAACATGAAAACTAGATTTGATTATGCCGATGTGTGGGTTAATGGCCTCGGCGATGCGATTCCCGTCAGCAGCATGGAGACCACTCACCTTTTGAACACTGTTAAGATGTTGGTTCAGAAGCCCGAGCGGGTAATGTCTATCTTGATTTCCGACATCGAGAATGCCTGCTTTTCCGAGGTTGTATGGAGCGTTCATAATCAGTGCGACCGTAAACAATCCCTTCAGAATGTCACCAGTCTATCCGACACCAAGCTGGTGGAGTACGTTAAGGGCACACCCTTATTTGAGTCAATGCTCGTCGAACTGGAACAGCGTGGTGTAAACACAGAAAATGTCCTGCACCTGTGCTCGGGCTCCGGCCTCACCGCCGAGGAGTAAGCCATGGTGCATCATCTGAGCATTGACTTGGAGACCTATTCTGATGCGCCTATCGCCAAGACCGGAGCCCAGCGGTACATAGCTGATCCGTCCTTTGAGATCCTGCTCTTTGCTTACAGCTTGGACGGCGCACCAGTGCAGGTCATCGACCTGGCACAGGGGGAACGGCTCCCGACGGAGCTTGAGACTGCACTGAGCGATCCTAACTACATCAAACACGCCTACAATGCAACGTTTGAGTTTGGCTGTCTCAGCAAGGCTTACAGACCTATGGTGGCAGAGCAGTGGCGATGCACCATGCTCCACAGCCTCTATTGCGGCTATGCGGGTAGTCTGGAGGCCACGGGAAAGGCTATGGGACTGCCTGAGGATAAGCAGAAGCTGAGTACCGGCAAGGCGCTGATCCGCTATTTCTGCGTCCCATGTAAGCCCACTAAAGTCAATGGCGGACGCACCCGCAATCTTCCCCATCACGATCCGGACAAGTGGGAATTGTTCAAAGAGTACAATCGACAGGATGTGGTGACGGAAATGGAGATCGAACGCAGGCTGTCCGCCATTCCCGTTCCGGACTTTGTACAAAAGCAGTGGGAGACAGACTTAGCCATCAATCGACGAGGGGTGGCAGTGGATATGCCCCTGGTGGATGGGGCCTTGCGGATCGGTGATGCCGTGAAAAAGGATCTGATGGAGGAGGCCAGAGCGCTTACCCAGCTGGATAACCCTAACAGTGTGCCGCAGGTTATGAGCTGGCTGAACAAAGCCTCAGAGGACACTACCCTCACCGACCTCCGCAAGGCCACCGTGGCAGAGTTGCTCCACCGGGACGACCTCTCCCCAGAGGTGCAAAGGGTGTTGGAGATCCGTCAGGAACTGGGCAAGACCTCCACCAAGAAATATGATGCCATTGCTGCCTGTGTCTGCGAGGACAACCGAGTGCGAGGGCTGCTCCAGTTTTATGGAGCCAATCGGACAGGCCGCTGGGCCGGGCGGTTGGTGCAGGTGCAGAATTTGCCCAGAACTTACACCCAGGCCATCGATGTGGCACGGCGGTTGGTGCGGGAGGAGAAAGTCGGCGCCCTGCGGATAATCTATGGCTGCGTGCCAGACACGCTTTCCCAGCTGATTCGTACGGCGTTCATAGCTACACCGGGAAATGTACTTATCGATGCGGATTTCTCTGCCATTGAGGCAAGAGTAATCTCCTGGCTGGCCGGTGAGGAGTGGCGGCTGAACGTGTTCCGCACCCACGGCAAGATCTACGAGGCCAGTGCCTCCCAGATGTTCGGGGTGCCGCTGGAAAAGATCAAGAAGGGAAATCCAGAGTACGCTCTGCGTGCAAAGGGCAAGGTTGCAGAGCTGGCTCTGGGCTATCAGGGGAGCACTGGCGCTCTTATTACGATGGGAGCCTTGAGCATGGGTCTCACCGAGGAGGAGTTACCGGAAATTGTGGAGCGGTGGAGAACCGCCAATCGAAACATTGTATCCCTCTGGTGGGAAATGAACGATGCCGCCCTTCATGTGATCACCCAGGGCGGTGTGAGGAGGGTGCGATATGTCACCCTTGCCCGGGAATATGACAGCCTCCAGGGCAGAAACCTGCTGACCATCACACTTCCCTCCGGGCGAAAGCTTTATTATGTAGATCCTCAGTTGGGGAAGAACCGCTTCGGCGGTGATTCTATCACCTATCTGGGGGTGGATCAGGGCACCAAGAAATGGAAACAGATTGAGACCTACGGCGGGAAGTTGGTGGAGAACTGCGTCCAGGCCATTGCCCGGGATGCTTTGGCAGAGGCCATCGAGCACCTGGAAGAGGCGGGTTTTCCCATCGTGTTTCACATCCATGATGAGGTGGTCATTGACATTAAGCCCTTTGCCAATGACCGGGAAATGTTGAGAGCAGTGACTGACATCATGACAAAGCCCATTCCCTGGGCACCTGGGCTGCCCCTGGGTGCTGATGGATGGGTGGGAGACTTTTTCACAAAGGATTAAGGAGGTCTGAGTGTTACCTTTACCAAAAGAAAAATTCAGTGTAATCTACGCAGACCCTCCGTGGAGGTATCGAGACAAGGGGTGCGAAGGAAACGCTGCTAGTCACTACCCTACCATGAGTATACAAGAATTGTGCGCCTTACCAGTGCAGGACATTGCGGCGAAAGACTGCACACTGTTCCTTTGGGCTACATACCCGACCATAAAAGACGCTTTGACCCTGATTGAAGCGTGGGGGTTCCAGTATAAGACCCTGGGCTTCCAGTGGGTCAAGCTTAACAAAAGCGGAAAGGGTCATTTCTTTGGTCTGGGGCACTGGACTCGTGGGAATACAGAGCCTTGTCTTATTGCGGTAAAAGGCAAACCCAAGAGGGCTAGTAACAAGGTAAGTCAGCTTGCTTTTTCTCCTGTCCGGGAACACTCCAGAAAGCCCGATGAGGTTCGTAGCCGCATCGAGGAGCTTATGGGGGGGACAACTCTTTCATAGAGCTATTTGCCCGGACAACGACTCCCGGATGGACAGCTTGGGGCGCTGAAATCAACAAATTTTCAAAGGAGGACGATACGAATGAAAATCATAGACGCAAACGTGGTAATTATCACGCCCATTGACAACAAGGCGTTGCTTAGGAGGATTGAGGAGTGTGGCCGGGTGTGCTACAAATCCGAGGACAGAATTACAGATACTTCCGCCGCTGCTTTTGTGGGAAGTCTCATCCAGCGAGGACATGAGGCCGTTTTGGAGCACGGCTCCTTCACGGTGAAATTCACAGTGGATCGTGGTGTCTCCCATGAGATCGTGAGACACCGATTGGCATCTTATTGTCAGGAGAGCACCCGGTATTGTAACTATGGAAAAGGCAAGTTTGGCAGCGAAATCACAGTGATTCAGCCCTGCTACCTGCCTGAGAGTTCTCCCGCTTATGCAACTTGGCACAGGGCTTGCCAGGTTGCAGAAAATGCCTATTTCTCCCTGCTGGCCTGGGGATGCACACCCCAGGAGGCTCGGTCGGTTCTTCCCAATAGCCTAAAAACCGAGGTCATGATGACCGCCAACATCCGGGAGTGGCGGCATTTCCTGCGGCTCCGCTGTTCTTCTGCCGCACACCCTCAGATGCGAGAGGTGGCACTGAAGCTGCTGGAGACATGCGAAGTCCAGATGCCGGAGCTATTTTGGGATATTCGGGAGGAGCTAAAGTGAACGGCCTAATCATCGATTGCTTTGCCGGAGGCGGAGGAGCCAGTAAAGGTATTGAAATGGCACTTGGCCACCCAGTTGATATTGCAATCAACCACGACCCAGAGGCTATCCGCATCCACAAGGCGAACCACCCACATACGCTACACCTGACGGAGGATATTTTTACCGTTGACCTTCAGAAGTATGTGGCCGGGCGCAAGGTATCCTTGATGTGGGCCTCTCCGGACTGCACCAGTCACTCTAAAGCAAAGGGCGGACAGCCTCGGAACCGTGGATTGCGGATCCTTCCTTGGGCTGTACATATGCACGCAGAGTGCATAAAGCCGGAGGTTATCATCATGGAAAATGTGGAGGAGATCCAGCAGTGGGGGCCTCTGGATAACAACGGGAGACCCATTAAGGAGCGGGCCGGTGAGGACTACAACAAGTTTATTTCCGCCATGCAGGCTCTGGGGTATTCTTTTGATTGCCGTGAGCTGATTGCTGCTGATTATGGTGCGCCAACTACAAGGAAAAGGTGGTATGCCGTTTTTAGGCTCGATAAAAAGCCAATCATCTGGCCCGAGGCCACCCACAGCAAGGACGGAGCCCCGGGCAAAGAGAAATGGCTGTCCTGCGGCGATCTGATTGATTGGTCTGACTTGGGTAAGTCCATCTTCGGCCGGAAAAAGCCACTGGCAGAGACCACCATGCGACGCATTGCCAATGGTTTCCGAAAGTATGTTGTGGAAAACCCGCACCCCTATGTGGTGAACAACAAGGAGGCTGTTGCTTTCCTCATCCAGTACCACGGCGAGACAAAAGAGGGGGATGCCCGGGGCCAACTCTTGACGGAGCCGATTAAAACTATCGACACCAGCAACCGCTATGCCTTGGTCACCGCCTTTATCACAAAGTTTTACAAAACTGGCGTGGGCCAGAGTTGCGAAGAGTCTTTGCACACCATCACAACCTCTCCAGGACATTTTGGCCTTGTGTCCGCTTTCATCATCAAATACTATGGCACTGGCGGCGGCCAGCCTTTGGACGAGCCGCTGGCAACCATCACCACCAAAGACCGCTTCGGCCTGGTGAGTACGGTGATAGAGATTGACGGTGAAAAATGTATCCTAAAGGACATTTTCCTGCGGATGTTAAAAGCAGAGCCGGAACTGAAGACCATGCAAGGCTTCCCGGCTGACTACATCATTGCCCACGACTCTGAAAATAAGCCCTACCCCAAGAAAGAGCAGGTGGCCCGTATTGGAAACAGTGTGGTGCCCATTATGGCCAAAGTCCTGGTGCAGGCGAATTGTCCTTATCTTATCAGAAAGAAGGTAAACTAATGGATCGAGAAGAATGCTTGAGCCGGGCGAAGGAATGCGTCTGCGGCGAGCGTGAACAGGACTACGGTACGCCGGAGAACAACTTCCGGCTGATCGCTACTCTGTGGAGTGCCTATACCGGGCAAAGCTACACCCCCGTTGACGTGGCGATGATGATGTCACTCCTCAAAATAGCTCGGATCAAATCCGGCACTGGCACGGAGGATAGCTTTGTTGATCTGGCTGGGTATGCCGCCTGCGGCGCAGAGATCGCAGGTGGGCAGGGCGAAGTCGAAACACATATCGAATTTTTGTAATGCGCTAAGCAGAATATTGGGAGGTGAAACGATATGATTTGTCCCATTTGTGAGGCCAGCGAGACTCAGGTAACCAACACTGTGGATCTCGGATTTGAGCGATTCCGCCGGCTCCGGTGTAAAGACCCGGAGTGCAACGCAGTCACGTTTTCCAGAGAGACGGAGTGCTCCGAAGAGGAGTACCTTGCCGCTCGTGTAAAGAAGATGCAGAAGCGAAAGGCAACCCGGGAGAACAGGAGGGCTTATGGAAGTGATTATGGAAGTGATTAGGATCGTGGTTATTGTGGTATCGGCTCTGGTAGGGCTGAGCGCCACGGCGGTTGTGCTGGCAGCATTGATTGGAGGGGATGACGATGACTGAGAAGGAGCTTTTGAAAGCGTGCCCACTGCTGGTGCAATGCGATACGAACCCATCTTTGACAGTTCCGGGTCAAAGTTGGACTAGGACATATCTGCTTCGGTGCCAAGGGGGCAAGTGCGCTGCGTACAACAATGGGCATTGCGCAAAGTTTGATACCGATGTGAAAATTTCCGACGCAAAAGCCTATGATTCAGAGTGAGCGGAGGACAGTGACGGTGACCATGATTAAGAAATACCGGATTAACAATCTCACTTTCTGGGCATTTGAGAAGGATGGTGCGATTCTCCCCGCGGCTAACTTGCAAGACGCCATCCGAGGGGTCATGTCTACGCAATTGAGCCTGAGTATTTTTGCCGAACTCCTTTTCGGTGGCCTCGACCACGTAGAGGTAGAGGAGGTAAACGACGAGGATGAGACGGCGAATGACGAGGGTGATTCTCAATGAGCCTGCGTAATTGCCCTACCTGCGGTGCAACTCTGACCCTAGAGATCGTTGATGGCTGGGCGATGGCGATCTGTACCAAGTGCAGCTACACGAAGCCCAGGGAGGCCGCATTGAGGGAGGCAGACGATCTGGAAGGAGGTCAAAAGAAGCATGAGTTCACAGAAAGAAAGTGAGGAGCTGACACGAATGCTCCGCCGTCTGGCAATTGAGAAGCGGCCCTTTGCTTGCATTGGCTGTGGCCTGGAGCACCGGTGCAGCCTCCACGGGTGTGCGGTGCTAAAAAGATCGGCGGAGATTTTAAACGCCATGACCGATGAGGCCGATTGTGATGGACTGGAAGAAAGAAGCCATTGAGAAACTGGAACGCTATGACGCAAGGAAGCGCTCGATTGCAAGTA